TGGTCCTGTGTAAATTCAGGTTGCGACTTATCGCAAAATAAAATAATAGGCGAATACTGTTCGTTAATTTGTGCATACTTTGAAACCCGAAGAAATTTAAAATCTATGGGCTGGTCCATAAATACACACGGCAAAACAACTTTATCCGCTTGCACGTTTTGAAGCCATTTCGGACCGCTATAAAACAAGCCCGCGCCCATTATCGGGTTAGAACAACTTTTTAAAATTTCAACTATTCTCATTTGTTTATTTTTTATGTTTTCGTTCGTGTTCTTGCATTATTAACTTTTCGTATCGTTGGTTAAATTTCCGAAGTTCTGAGCGCATTTTAAAAGTTAAATTCACTTCATACATCGATAAATCCATTACCGCGCTAAATCTTAACGGGTCCCCTTCTGCGAGCGAATAAATCGTGCCGAACTTACCAAACTTTTCCAGCTCTTTAATTCCAGCGCGGGTTTCGAGTTCTGAGTATCCTTCATTGCTTCCCGTTGTTTTTGAACTGAAAGCTGCAATTTGTTCAAAAAAAAAGCCGAAACAGGATAAGCAATATAAACAGGCATATTCATTACTTCATTGTTTGCAATGTTTTCAATATCCTTTCGAGCTTCTATTTCGCGGTCCCGAAACTTTCCTTTGTAAATCATACTTGCTAACATTAAAGGTATTTTTTCGCAAAAGTTGGTGGATTCGTTCGAAATTGTTTTTTCGAAAATTTCCATACAACCGTAATTCATTAATCCCGGATCGATTGACGTTTTATAAACGTTTTCCCCGCATTTAAATTCTTTCGGGGTTAACCATTCATCCTTATCTAATTTCGTTTCAAGAATAAAGTTATAAGCGGGTGCCGCTATTTTCGTAATCGCTTCAAAAGAATAATCTAACAATTCAGATTTATCGAGCGTTGAAACAATGGATGCAAGCGTTACTAAATCTTTTTCGTCCCCGTTCGCCCATTGCAGCAAATCGATTGTTTGCCCTACGGTTAAATCCTCCCAACTGCCAGCGATTAAAATAGTTTTTCCGTTAATTTCAAAAGGTAAATTCATAAAGTTTTGTTTATCGTTTTCCGGGTGTTGTTATAATTGATTCTTTTGTTTTTTTTCCTACTAAACCCGTAACCCCGTAGCGTATCGCATCTAAAGCGTGGTTAAATCGGTCGACGGGTTTATTAATTGTTTTGCCTTGCTTATCTATTTGCCAAATGTAATTCTTTATTTCTTTTTGAATGTTCGGGCTGCGAACTAAATAAACGGGGTATTGTTTTATTTTTTGGATTCCCTGAATAATACTATCGGGACCTTTTACAGTCGATTGAATATTAAAACCGCTGGTTAATATTTCTTTTATTGATTTCGGTTCGGCGGAATCTGCAAAAATAGTATCGTTTCGTTTTATCCCCGCTTCGCTCATTCGCTTGCAAATTTCGGGGTTTGTTAGCCCGTAATCATAAATAAGCTCCTGAATATAAATTGCACCCTCTGAAAGTCGAATGTGAACAAGCGCGCTCGGATCATTCGTAAAACCGAAGTCAAGCCCGTAACATTCCATTTTAAAATTTTCGGGCATAACGTCCACCGATTGCCAATTTTCAAATACTTTGCCCCTTTTACCGCCGCCCCAAAAGCCGAAAACATCAGACCGCGCCGCTTCGGGGTCGTCTTTAATCATTCGTTCCAAAACTCGAATGTAATCGGGATGCAAGTTTTTAAAATTATCTTTATAGGTGGCATGAATTAACAAAGTGTCTTCGGGTCTAACTTTATCGTGAAATTCAGACTTTAAAAAACAATCTTCGTTATCCGTGTTATAAGTAAAAATTATTTCGAGTTCCGCGCCTTTCATCGAACGTAAAGATTTATCCAACTTATCGAAATCGTCTTTATTCACTTCGTCCGCTTCTTCAATCCAAACAAACGTTGCTTCGGTAATCGATTTCATTTTAGCAGTTGAATTACCTGATGCGGCGCGAAACCCTTTTGCGAATATTCTATTTCCCGTTTTTAAATGGGTTATTTGCATCGTATTTTCGAGAATATGAAAATCGCTTTGAAGTTCTTTTTCTTCGATAATATCAATTATCTGTTGAAAGCTGGACCCGCGAATATCCGCAAAATGTTGACGCGCTAAAATCCCTCTGAAATATTCGGGGCTATAAAGTTTCGTTATTGCGTATTGCGCGACTTCGAAAGACCTTCCAGCCCCGCGCCCCCCGAATAAGTGTTTATATCGTTTCTTTTGGCGGTATAAATCGACGTAAGCGGAATTAACGTTAAGTTGTTTCATTCATATTTTGAAATATAACGCGCAACGGTTCCCCGTCTTTTCCTGTATGTTCAACTTTATCGTTCACTTTTCCGTGTAAAGAATCGAAACATTCTTTAAAAGCGGGTGTATCCCCTTCTAAAGATTTTTCGATTTGCTTCAAAACCATTTCATCCTGAATTTGCATTTTCTCTTTTTGCCCGGTTAATGGGTTAAAGGTTACGCGTTCGATCTCCATTAATTCACGAAAAATAGTTGCGCGGTTTCGAATGCCTTTTGTTCGTCCTTTTGGGTTTCCGCTTTGACCTTTTTTAAACGGAATTAAATTTTTCTCATTTGCCATTTTTTCATTGTTTTTTCTCTGTAAACGAAAAAAAATAATATAAGTTCTTTGAAACAAAGTTAAATAAAAAAAGCCGAACGAATTAACGCCCGGCTTTTCGAAACTAAGTGTAACCCCTTACACGCTCATTCAAAACCTCGAAACAAATATAATTTAATTTTCGATTGCAGCACGTTTTAAATAATTTTCTTCGGGAAATATTTCTATTTCGACTTCGCAATAATCGAAGTTAATTAATTCGCTTTCGGGGTTTCCGTTGCAAAAAAAGTAATTTATTTCAATGTGTATTCGATCCGATATTTTTTTGAATTCCTGATCTGAGTTAAAAAGGAAATCAATTCCGAGTTTATTAAATGCAAGGGCTTTAATTCCAATATCGATTTTATCTTCATTGAATAAATCGGTTAGGTTACAATTCCAATTTTGGAGCTGCTGGATAAGTTCAACTTTTGTGAAAGTTAAAGTTTGTTTAGTGTATCCTTTCATAATTTCTCAATTTCTTTTTTAACATCAATCCAATAATCCATTGTTGAAAATGGAATTGTGTTAAATGGATTCGAATGCGGATTTGAATTAATTATTTCTTGAACTGCAATCAATGCATATTGCTTTTTACATCCAAATTTCTTAAAAACTAAATCTTTTGCTTTTTCGTTTGGATTCATAGTTCAAATGTTTCGGGTTTTTGCTGCATTCCTAAATTATCTATCGTTTCGGGCGAATCGTTCCAGCTACAAATTAAAGTTTCTTTTGCGGTTCGGAAATCTGAATAAAGCACGTTAAGCGGGTTTGGGTTCCCGTGTTTCGAAATTATTGTTTCGTCCCTTCGGATTTCGCAGCGGGTTGTTAAAAATTCAATCATTGCTTCGTGATCTAAAAAATCGAATCCGTTTTTTTTCAGTGCTTCCCGGATTCCGTTTTCTATGAATCGGGTGTATTGTTCCTGAGTTGAATTTAATATTTCGATTGCGTCGGGATTATCTTTCAATTTAGTTTTTAGTAAATCGTTCCCGTAGATTTCGGCGGTAAATTTTAGCGCGCCTTTAATTTTTTCGCGTTTGTTGAAGTTTGGTTTTGCTTTCATATTGTTTTATTTAGTTTATTATACGAAGTTTTTTAGCAACTATAAGATAGTTCTGCCCAATGCTAAACGACAGCATCGTAAGTTTGGACAAATATTTCATTCTTGACAGGGTAGTATTTGCGAACCTTATCAAATGGTTCTTTGACAATCCAATCGGAAATATTTACATTCATTTCGCCTTCGGAAGTTTGAATGTAAAGTTGTTTGATATGCCAATTCCAATAAGTTTCCGCATCAGGTATATTTGGAATTTTAACATCAATCGGATTTTCATTAGGGTTTTTGCTTAATGAAATTAAATCCTTTTGCATCTGTTTTGTAAATTGAAACGCAACTATTTCAATTGGTTTTTTTCTGAATTTTTTAAACATATTGTTTTTTTTAAGAATTGACTAATTGAATTGTAATAATTTGACCTTGCATAAAAATATTATCATTTTTACATTCGACTTGAATTATTTTTTCATTGCTATAAATTATATCTCCAAAATATTTATCATTTTTATAATATTTTCCATTTTTAAATGAATGTTTTGGATTTTGAAAATTATTATTACATTCCATAGAATAACTATTAGGAATAAACATTTCGCAAGATTTAGGTTTTTTGTTTTCTTTTGACATAGTATTTTTTTTTAAAATGGTAATTCTCTATCGACTTCGTAAAATGATTTATTCGGCTGCAAATTAGATTTTATTTCTTGAAATTGATTTTGGCTTTCATTCATTCCAAAAAAACTGCTCATTGTGGAATTGTGCCGAAAACCTACGGAACCCGTCGCGCCTTGTCGGTGTTTTTCGAATAGTAAAAATATTTCATTTGTGTAAGGTGCGCCCGTGTCCTCGTTTTTTAAATCGTAATATTCAGGTCGCCAAATAAACGCGACGGTATCTGCGTCTTGTTCAATGGAACCCGATTCGCGTAAATGTGAAAGGGACGGTTTTTTGTCGGTTGTTTCCTCGCATTTTCGGTTTAACTGAGCTAAAACAATAAAGGGAATATTTAATTCCTTTTGTGCCGCTTTCAATGTGCGGGATATTTGCGAAACTTCCGCTTCCCTGTTACCCCCTTTAAACCCTTCTAAGGTCATTAACTGCAAATAGTCGATAATTACCCACTGACATTCATTTAAACGCGCGTGTCGTTTTATTATGCGAATTGCTTCATTTACCCCGCATCCAGCTTTATCATAAATTTTAAAAGGTTTGTTTTCAACTATTCCGATTGTTTTTTCAAAGTATGTTAATTCTTCGGGGTTTAAAGTGCCGTCCCGAAGTGCCGAAGATCGGATTCGCTCGTTTGAGTTTTGCAAAATTAAACGCTGTGTTAATTGGGATTGCGACATTTCGAGATTGAAATATATTCCGGGCTTTCCTGTTTGCATTCCGAAAAATAAAGCTAAAGCCGTTTTTCCCATACTTGGACGCGCCCCGATTATAATCAATTCGTTTTGCCACCCGCCTGTAAATTTATTAACTGATTCAATCCCCGTTTCAAGCCCGCTCGTTTGACCTGATTTTGCAAGTTCCGCGCGCCTATAATATGCTTCCCTTTCGTTTGTGGTTAATTCGGGCATTTCAACTATCTTTTGCAGCTCGGAACCTTCTTCGGTTAGTTTGGTTAGGCGTTTAATCATTTCCTCGGCTATATCTCGACCGGGTTTCTTTTCGTGTAAACCTATTCCAACCTCGTAATAGATTTTCGTAATATTTCGCGTTATTAAGGCGTTATGAAGGGTTTCTATTATTTCGGGGATGTTCTCGTTATAAGTTACGTTTTGACTTGTTTTAAGAGCTTCGGCGTATTCATCCATTGAAAAGGATTCCGAAGATTTCCACGCGTTCAAAAGTGAAACGGGATCGGGTCGTTTATTTTCGTCATTTATTTTTTTTATAAAATGGAATGTCTTTCGGCAAAGGTCGTTTTCAAAGTGGTGCGGTCCGATTTGCGAAATGATTTCTTTGTAAATTTCATTCGGGCTTAAAAGTATTCCGATTAAAGTTTTTTCGATTTGATCGTTGGGGTTATTCATAATAGATTTTAGATTTTGAAGGGGTTTTGATTTCGTATTTGCCAGCGTTTTGAGTGTT